AAGTCTGGTATATAGTTATGTATTTTACCATCTAATGGGCTACGATATGGAATAGCCATCGATTCACTTGCCCAGTGTGTCACACTTTTATGTGTATCACAAAAGGTCATGAATGTAAGTTCCCATCCTGAACGATATTTAGGTTTATGCTTACCTACATACTTTTGTGGGTTTTTAAGAGTGTATATACCTTGTGCCCAGTTAGCCATGATTATTGCACGATGTTTCGCGCTACTGTTTGATTTGGCCTTGGTAAAACACTTGTACCATATAGTGTGGTTTTGTTTTTGAAACTATTAAGATAATATGCAAGTATTTGATTTAGTTCCATCTTTTGTTTACCTTTAAGTTGGTTCAATAGATCAAGTACTGGTATCTGAGTTTGTTGTGCAATTCTGAATAATATAACAGTAAAATTATCAGCTATGATTACTGAATCACATATTGAAGTAAAGTATGAATGCACAATATCATATTCATTAGGGTTGACAATGAGGTTAAAAGAGTAAAACGAATCAAAAATTCTGATTGTTTTATCTATAGAGTTAGATTTACGATTGTCTATTACACTTGGCATATTTTATTTATCAGATTTAATTTCTGTTTCTACCATATTGTTGATAAGCATAACTAGGAACTTGATATCCAGCTGGGTTGTCTCCCAATTGTTCAGGGCCTTGTTGTGCATTAATAGGTTGACCTGCTTTGTTTTCTATTGCAGTAGTTTGACTTGCACTTGGAAAATTAAACATAAGATTTCTGGTATTAGTTTGTTCTGCTCCAGCAGACAATCCAGCAACAGTCTCTGAAATAGGACCACTCAACGGTCTAGTATTTTTAATCGAATCATATGCAACTAGACTAGGGTTATTAATACCACTACCATATCCATAACCTACTATTGCTCCTGTACTACTAGTAACTGCACCGCCATTAGCTTCTACTAATCCTTGCTGCCCTTCAACAACTGAATTTGCACCCTTTGGTGTTATAGTACTTAATCGCTTATCATAACTACCATCATCGGCGAATCCAGTAACAATATTATTTGGATCTTCTCCATCAATTGCCCCTTCGTTATACACAACTGTTTCATAATCTATAGACATTTGATTTTCCATAATGCCTGTGCCTTGTGCATAGTCATATGTATCATGTGTAAATCTTGTTATAATAGGGTTCAATAATGTATAAGCAGAAAAAAGATGTCGATTAAATCCAAAAATAGTTATGTTCTTAAAGAAAGGAATTTTAACTCCATCTGCATTTTGATTCTCACCTATATAGCCCCAATCATTATTCCCTGTGATAGAAGGTTGATATTGATTTCTATTATTATATCTAGCTTCAGTAGGATTTATTATTGTTCCGCCACCGCCTGGTATTGGTTGACTTGCTGCCCCTCTATTACCAGAAAATACTACCTCAGGAGTAGTACCATCAAAATAATAATAATTATAATATGCTTTCCATAATGCTCTTATAGTTCCACCTAAGTTAGGTGTACCTAACCCTGAACCATTGTCATCATGGAATGTAATATCTATTGGATCGTATTTGATTTTTGTTTGTATAATTCTTTTACGATTATACTGGTTCATTGTGGTAGTGTCAATATTATAACTAGGAAGTTTAATTGTTTTTACTAACACCCCGTAATTATTAGCAACTGCATCTGGAAATGCTTCTGGATTTATCTTAAAATAAACATGAAATAAGTATTTGAATTTGGGAGTGTTTTGATAATTCCCGTTTTCTCTGAATATTTTACTTGCGTGAGTAAAATCACGCAAGGTTGCTTGTCCGGATGTGGTTGTACCTGGTCTACGTGGATAAGCACGTTGGATATTATTAGGTAAACTACCTTGATTAAAAGTATCAGCCATGTTTAATAGCCAATTAAAATATTATATACCAGCGCCAATACCAGTAGCGATATCTCCAACTGTTCTCTGAATAGCTTCACCTACACCTACTAAGCCACCACCAGCTGATTGAATTGCATTATCATAGCGTAATGTTAGTGCAATAGTTACTGCTTCGTTAGTTGCATAGTTCAATGTGTTATAGTTTGCTGTTTGTACAAAGCAACCATATAATTCCCATGTTTCTAGTACAACAGGACCGGTAGTTCCATTTCCACCATCTAATATTTCAATATTAGTTTGGAATTTATAATCTTGACCGCTTGCTGCACTTGCTTGTTCAACAAAGTCCATTTGCTTCTGTAGTTGTTGTCCTACTAAAGCAGATACTGTGCCTGATGCATCATCACGAATGTTTATAGCAAGTGTTTGCCATGTTGCCTTGCCTGCCAAATACATAGTTGAGTTATATATTGGTAATGTAATTTCTTGAAATTGAACTTGTGGTCTAGCGCAGTCAATAACTTGTTTAGTTAGACTTACAGTATCCCCGACGGTTCCAAAATTTAAGAAATTTACCCTAAACCTAAATTGTAATTTAGGCATTAATAAGCCCTGATTGCCGCCGGCATTATCAGATGCTACTGTCATGTTGAACAATGATTGTGAGGCTGTTGCCATTTTATGTTTCTCCTGTTAATATTATTTATCTTAAATTAAAGATAACCCCTTTCAGGGTCATCTTATAATGATGCTATCTCACCTGTGTTTAATACTCTGACTGGAATATAGATGAATTCAGCTGCCTTGACTGGTTCAATTGCTACATCTACCCATAATTCATTTCTATCTATTCTTGCAGGAGTATTGTTGGAATCGTCACAAATTACAAGATAATCGTATATACCTCGTTTTGCAACTAAATCAACCATCAACGTTTGTATAACTGCTTGAATTTGATTACGTGTTAGTGCATCATTTGGTTCAAATACGAATGGTCTTGCTGCTAATTCTAGTTGTCTACGAACAAACGCAATCAATCTAGCAACATTGGTTCTATCTAAAGCACTTTGACTATCGTAACTTGTCTTGTTACCGTAATTTAACAATCCAACACCAGTAAAGAATACTAATGGATTGATAAAGTTAATATACAATACATCACGAATCCCTAAACGTGTCTTGATAGTTATAAATTCACCTGTAGTACTATCTAAGTAACCAATGTTTGTAGCATTGTCAATATTACCTCTACGTGTGCCTGCTGCTGCTAACCAAGGATAAGCAATAGTGTCATTACGTAAGAAAGTACGCAACATCATGTGACTTGCTGGTACAGCAACAATATTACCTGATAAGTCTGAAGTCAATCCGCTTGGATAGAATAGTCCTAAGTAAGTATTACGTGTTACACAACCTTCTTCACCTGTGCTTGTAGCACCTGCTGCATTAGTTGCCCATGCTTGAATCGCTGTAGCATCTGCTGGTAATCTCATTGGAGTATCACCTAAGATGTATGCTGTCTCACCGCGATCCGCATTCAATACAACCATATTAGGTTGTAATTCTGGATAGTTAGGTGTAGCCATCAAGTTAAAGAAGTTGTCTTGGTCACGCAAATCAGTATTAGTATCAATAGCTGAACGCAATGCTTTTACAACCATTTGACGTTGTGCTTTGCGACCCATATATGGGCTACCATTACTTTGTAAACCACTTACACTTAACCATGTTGCAGTCTCTGTTGGTAATGTGTCATCTGGGTATTTTGCACCAGTAAAGTAATTTAATTGATACTCTTTGACATTGTATCCTGAACGGCGTGTGTTGAACAACAACATACCTGTTGGATATAGTGCAGGATCGGGTGCATCTAAATCTAAATAGTCACTAGTTAAAAGACTAGTGATTGTTGGAATAGGATCGTCAACTATATTAGTTACACCATTTGTTGCCCAACGTGCATCAGCAAACAATACACCAGTCGAACTAGTTTGATTACTGTTGTCAATCAATACCCACATGTCCATCATACTGACTGAATCATACTGCCAACGACTGATAACTGGATAATTCTCTAATGCAGCAGCACTAGTATCAATCCATAGATCACCGTAAACTAAAGCTGTATCATCACTTTGAGTAGTCGGTTCAGTAGCACTAACTATAGGACCGTTTGGATCAGTTGCATTTACACCACTGTGAGCAGGGAAGCCATTGGTATCATAGTTTATATTTTTATAACCATTCCATTGGCCATTTGCTTGAACCATGATATCAACTTCATCAACAACGCTATAGTACCATGGTGTTCCATTTGCTGGATTTGCAACTGGTGCAATCTCATTGATTGTATATGTTAAATCTTCCCAATTGCTTATTTGTGTACTATACAATGTAATTGCAGTTCCAGAAACTAATGTGACAGCAGTAACACCGCCACTACCATTTACTGAAGCAACTTTAACTGCTACATCATTTGTAGTAGTTGCACCGCCCAATAGTGCTCCGCTTACTGTTAATGTATTACCAACCGCATAACCTGTACCTGCTGTTGTTACTCCGGCGCCAATAATTTGATAACTATTATACACAGTTGTACCAATATTAACTGTACAATTTGTACCAGCACCGCCTGTAGTAGCTATGCTAGTAAACGTAGTTGGGAATGAAGGTCCTCTTTTAACGTAATTAGTAGTACCAGCTATAAATCCAGCTTGAAGTAAGATACCAGCACTTTTTCCTTTATTAGCACCTGCTGTTTGTATATAATCATTTAGTACAATTTGTCCACCTTCAGTATGAGTCAATACTACTGCACCGTCTCCATTAACTTCAGCAGAAGTATATTGTATATTTTGTGCAGACCATGCTGTAACAAATTGTGTAGGGGTGCAATTATCTGGAATAGTCACCGTGTAAGTAGATGACAGTGATGAACTATTTGGAATACTTGTTTGTACATATAAACTAGCTGAACCTAAACTATAATTTAGATTAATAATAAAATCAGTTTCAGTTCCTATAGCAATTGTAGGGCCTGTTT